AGAGTAAAGAGAGTCGACTCCGGGTGAAAATTCACCAAGAGCACCATGTATAGTCTCAGCCTTTGTCCTAGCCTGTTTGTCTCCAATTCTTAAAGTATTATCTGACCAAGAAATACCAGAAGAGACAGCAGGATTCTTATTTGACCACTCTACCATAATTAACCTGCGATACTCCTCAATGACCTCATTGCGGTTTCATTTCCTGCGACACTCAATGCAGTTCCACCTAGAGAACTTAAACCAGAACCAATATTGGAAATCATTTCTGCGTTAGCAATTTGAGTATTCAACTGAGTAGTCTGTCTGGAGAAAGCTAGTCCTTGGTTTATGCCTAAGACATTAGAAGCTGCCTGAGATGCGATGTTAGATGTAGCACCATAGAGACTACTTGACCCACCAGCACCCTGAGCATAACCCTGAGCAATGGACTGGGACTGTAATAACTGAGCCTGCCGTTGTTCTTGGGCTTTTTGTCGCCTTGCCCTCATTTCTTCCATTCTCTGCTGGAGTCTAGCCCTTTTTTTAGCCGCTTCAGTTGCTTTCATCTGGCCATAAACGCTAACACCTGTACCAATAACAGAAGCAGCTAAACCAATTAGTGGTAGAAAAAACATTCTGTATTCCCTCTTATTTACACCGCGTTTGCCGCTGTCTCTAGCATTGCCCATCCAGTGATATTGAATGGTTTGTTTGTTTCTGAGTAACACCTAATCTGTAGGCTTAGTCCATTACCACGTATCTTTAGTTTACGAGTAGTGAATGCAGAGTTAGACTTATGACTATAACCCTGTTGTGGGTTAGACCACCTCTTGGTTCCACTAGATGTCTTGTAGTCCCACACACCCTGTACATATACAGAGGAGTTAGACTCAGCCCTGCTATGGAGCATCATGTACGTAGCCTGTTGTTGTCTAATGGCTTCACCTCTTGTCTTGTAACCAGAGATGAAGTAGCTTGAGTAGTCTACACCCTGACCAGCCGTACAGGCATTAAAGTCCTCGTAGGTAGTACAGAACTCTTCAGCCCATGTTAGCTTACGTACACCACTGTCTAGGTACTCAACTAAAAACTTGGTTGTAGGAGCAATAGCAACAGTAGCCACAGTATTGGTGACTACCTGATCTGTATTGGAGTCAACTACAGTTTCTGGATCAGTGTCTGGATCAGCGCCGTCAGGAACCACAACATTATCAACTGAAGTCTCAGTACTAGAACCAGTAACTATAGCAAGACCAATGACACTACGAGCACTGCTAACACCCATAGTCCAAGGATAGAATGTTCCAGTCTCCGTGTTTAGTACAAGTACTCTGTCATACTCATAGTTACGGTCTACTGGATTAGCAGACTCAGACTTATACAACCAGTATACACACTTATCGTCCTGATTGTAAATACCCTTTATGTAAGGAATAGAAGTTTTTGGTATTGTGTCAAAGAATGTCTGTATAGTCTGTTCACTAATTGACTGAATACCTTGTTGCCCAATAGTATAAATACCCTGTGCATTAATCCAGATGGGAGTACCATTTACATCCACATAGGAAAGCCTACCACGGTTCTGTAGTGAGCTAATCTGAGTTACAGTAAAGTCACTAGCCGTAAAGCCAATGCCTTCTGAACCAGTAATACGCCAGATACCGTTAGTAGCAAAGATCATCAGAGAGTTATTAACTTCCATCATCTTTGTTACGTTGGACAAAGCAGGAATAACTAGAGTACCACCATCAGTAGGTAGAAGATCATTGAATGTTTCGTCAGTAGGATCATTCTGTTGGTAGCACTTACCTACTTTAGCTATATCGTCTAGAAGCTGACTAAAGTAGAGTACGTTGTTATACCCTGAAGCATCTACACCAGCATACCAAATACGGTTAGCAAAAAAGGCTACTGCACTAGGGCGATAAACATCAGAGGTAGTATCGTTTAGTGTGTTCTGGTCTGTACGTGTGTACACATCATCAATGTCGTCGCCATTAGCTTTGGCAGCAGTAGTCCTAGCAATGTTAAAGGCATTAAAGATAAAATGTCCTCTAGGTGCTATACCAGTAGAACTAGGGATAATGCCTACTTGGTCACTAGGGTAATACTTTTCGTTAACATCCTTAAAGAACCACCAACGATCATGATTAGATGGAATAGTAGTTAACTGAGTATCCCAGTAAGAAACAGGATTAACTTGGTTAGAGCTATGGTTCTGTACGTCTTCTGCCCACCCTTGGTTCCATAGGTTATACAGATGGTGTATATCTACAGTGCTCGTAGTGGCTGTAGGGCGTTCATTAAAGGCATAAGGATCATCTGGATCACCCTGAATATCCCGTACCTCTACAGTGATTGATGTCTCACTAAAAGTATCTGTAGAAGGATCATACTTAACATAGAAGGGTTCAATATGCTTACCTACCACGAAGAGCTTACCATCACCAGAGGCAAAGGCACAAGGATGCTCATATGGATTAGCAGCACCAGAAACAGCGTGGGTACTTAGATCAACACTGTCTGCATTCTTATTGGCACTAAGGACAGAACCAGCCTGATAAAAATATAGGTACTGCCCGACCTGAATAACCACAAAGTTGTAGTTACCATCCCCGGCAGCACCTAGCCATAAGTATTCTGTCACTGCACTAACACTACGAGTAGCGTCACCAGTCAGGCTAAACGCAGCATAGGAAACTTCAAAGTTAATCCCTAGTCTACGCTTAACCTCACCAGTACGTAAAAAGCGACAGTTGAATGTCTCAGTACAGGAGTTTTCAGGATAGTTTAGTTCCGTAGCCTCAGTAATAAGACCACGAACAAAACTATTCTCAACTGCAATACCTGCACTACGTGTCATCTATTAGCCTTCCAGTTTGATTGGCTCTTGTTTTTCTTCTTGTACCTTACGCTTCTTGTCCTGTAGGTAGCGTTTTAGGTCACGTTCTGCATAGTCATAGTTTGTGTAGGCACCCTGTAGTTTTTCTGGTAGATGTCCACGCTCTAGACTAATGTATACAAACCCATAAGGATCAGTCTGTTTGATAAATGCTTTGTTGTTCCCAAGGTCGTAGGTGCGAACACGGTCGTCTCGCTCTTCAATCTGCATTATCTGTTTCTCCCATAACTGTTAAATCTTGAGTAGAAGGGTACGTTAGCTGGTGTCTTCTCACGATTACGCTGACTACGTACCCACCCTCGCTTTGCACGTTCGTCTGCAATAGGGTCACGAACCTGCTTTAGTTTAGCAAATGCTGCCTTCTTGGCTTCATTCACAAACCAGTTAAATTCTGTAGCATCAATGTCTGGAGTATATGAGTCACTAAGAGTGAATGTAGGCTCCAGTAGCCCATAGCAGTAAGTCTTTGACTGTTGTAGTGTGGTGTCTACACTAGAGTCATAAGAATCAAAGACTAGAGTATCATCTCCTAAAGCTGTCCAGTAGTCAGGAGCTTTATTAGTCTGAAACTTAAACTCAAACCCATCTACTGTCATAGAGTCTACGTAGGTTTCATCTACGTTAGTTGGCTGAGTACGCTCTAGGAAGTCATCAAGCTCTAGAAACTGTACAGTATCAAATACTGAGTTAGTCTCACCATCCTTACGTTTATCATACTTGATCCAGTAGAGCTTAAGAGCATTACTAGGCATAGTCATAAGCACTGGCTTAGTGTTATCCCCAGAAGCATTCAACTGGAATAAACCCGTATGCTCAGGTAAGTCATTCTGTGATACAAGGTGGTAGTATGTTTCTTTTACGATGCCTGCTACCTGTAGTGACTCAGTAGTGTCTGAGATTGAGTTAACCTCATCACTATCCATATCACTAAGGATTTCCTGTACAATCTCTAGAAGCGTATACTTCATTTACGTAGTATCCTTTCGGCGGCAGCAATACCAAAGATAGAAGCTAGGGCAGTAGCAAAAGAAGGTTGAAACCACTGTGGTATCTCTAAAGGGTTTAACCAGTCACTAGGGAACGTAGAGTCAATTAGGATTGCACCAAAGTAGAGTACTGCTACTGTCTCACCCACAAACAGTGGAAACCTGAGAATAGCGTACTGCCACTTGACTACCCTCTGCTTTGTATCTTCTACCATAGCTACACGCTTGGTAGTTTCCTTTAGTCTATTCAAATCCCTTTGGTTATCTAGGTACTTCTCTGCTATCGTTAACAGAGGACCAAGGATAGCCTTTAGAATTAGGGAAATCATATACCTTCTTCCTTGGACTTACGGTTACGTTCTTTCCATATCCAGAAGGTAGCACCAATAATCACTATAACAAGAAGAACCCAAGGAGCAGCCTGCATCATTGAACTCGTATTCTGTACTATCTCATTAGATGCGGCTGTTACACCAGCTACTGCACTCATGGTTGCAGCAATGTTTGTAGTACTCTCCATAGGTGACTTGCCTCTAGGAGCGTCTGGGAAGGCCGCTGAAGCGTGTTTGTATTCTCGTGTACCAGAGGACCAGAGTTCTCCTTCCGCTGCTCTACGCCTTGTTAAACCGCGTAGAACCTTACCTCCAGCCTTATTCCATAGCATTAGCCTAGAAGGTACATCATCAAACCTACGTGCATTCACGTAACGTAGTACTGAACTCTTTTTGAAGTTACCGGGGCCTACATTATAACAGAAACTTACTAGAGCATCAAACTGTTCTTGAGTTAATTGGACCCTAACGTAGTCATTAACTGCTTTCTCATACTTCTTAAGGTCTTTCTTGAGGATAGCCTCACCCTGTGCCTTAGTGATGGTCATACTAGAAGTAACTTTAGGTGGACCAGCCATAGATGTATGTCCATAACCAATGGTCCATACACCTACTGAGTCACGGTAGGCTTTACTACGCCAACCTTCAAATGACTTTAGGAGTTTAATCCCTTTAGGTCCAGTCTTCATGTTAGTAGCCTATTGCGATCCAGTAGTAATTTTGACTAATACCGTTTGTGTTGTATAAACCAAATTGAGAAGCATCCGTATACCCTATCTTAGCAGGGTACCTATCTTGGTTATTATTTTCTTGAATAGTAGCTTGTACACTTAATAGAGCATTAGGAAAAGAAGTACTAAAAGAAACTAAAACAGCGGTGTTAGCAGCTAAAGTTTTAAAACCCCACTGTAGAATCACACCACCGGGGAGTTTAACATAACCATCAGTACCCGTAACGTCCTTGGTAGCCTCAATAGTCTCTGCTAGACCCCAAGCACCAGAGGCAGAACCATCGGCTACGTACACCTCACCACTAGAGGCAGTAGAAATATCCTTTGGCTCATGTAGTTCTGGATCAGTAAGTGCGGAATGTTGTACGTTAGCCATATTATCCTCTTATGTAAGTACTAGGGGAGAACCCTATTGCTCTCCCCTAGAGTTTTAGTTAGCGATAGTAAAGCCGTAGCTTAAGAGAACCACCATTTAGTACGTTGGTAGCCTGAGTGGTGTTAGCAGCTACAAGAAGAGCATTCTCAGTAGTAGCAACACCATAGCCATCACCAGCACCAGTTGACTCTGGATCAACAGTGACAACATTGCCAACCTGCTCAAGAGAAAGCTGTGCACCAGTAAATGAAGTTGTGGTGTACTCATCGTAGTCTACAGCAGCAATGGCACCAGCAGCATCACGCTTACCAAGACCAAAGCTAAACACAACAGAGTCAGCAGTGCCACCAGAAACCGTAAATGCCTCAGTAACTACTAATTCCATCTTTTCAACAATAGCACCCTTTGGTACAACAATGCCGCGAGCACCAGTACCTGAAGCAGAGCCAATAAAGGCATAGGATGCAGCTAGATCAGTGTAATCAACATCAACTTCAAGGAGCTTTGTAGCACCATCGACATTAAAGTGACCACCATTGGCTACATCAGCCTCTTCACGACCATACTTTACGTACAGACCATCTTTGTTAGTCCATGCCATATCAAATTCCTCCTATATTAAACTTGGTCGGTGTCAGTTACGACAACGCACATATTCTCAGGACGGAAGAACTTGAAGCCATAGCGACAAGTCGTGACATACTCTTCACGCTGGCGATCCTTGTTAAACTCGGAGTCAACCTTGGGCTGCTGACGAATGTTACCAACGATTGGTAGAACATCTGGAGCAGCACTGAAGAAGAGGTTGTTAACACCAGCAGCGGCAGTTACGCCACCAATTGTTTCAGAAGCAGTGTTAACGTGTAGGTTCTGAGAAGTGTAAACGTCGAAACCATAGATATTCACAAGGAACTGCATCCCAGTAGAGATACCATCACGGACAATGCCTTCCCAACGTGGGTTGTTAGAGACACTGACGAGGTTGGATAGAGTGCTAAGTTCGTACTCAACAGAAGGGTGAACAACTGCAACGAGGTTAGTCATCGGTACGTTAGCCATCTGTAGAGCATAACGAGCCTTGGCAAAGTCTGCTACTGCAATAACTTCACTCGTGCCTGAACCAACCCAGCGGTGTTCTGCACCGTTGATTACGTTGGCATTGGCGTTAGTCTGACCAGCTACACCAGCAGGAGTAGGCTGCTTTAGAATGTCAACTTCCATTGCCTTCATGATTGCGCGTGACTGCTTAGGCACAAAGGCTGAAACAAGACGATCCATGTAGAAGGAGTCCTGCTTCATCTTCTCAGTGATGTAGGTTGCACTTGACTTGTAGTCAGTGATTGAGAAGGTGAAGTTACCTGTATCCATTGCATTGTACTGAATGGAGGCATCTTCAGCATAGTCATTGACTTCTGCCTGACCGATTGAAGGGATGTTGATGGTGTCACCGTCTGGGAAG